TACATCACCGGTGGAATGTGCGCGTTTTTTGCGCCAGTATAGTTCTCGCGGTGGAAGGCAATGAGACGCCTGGCTTCCTCCTCGTCACCTGGTGTCTCAATCCAGTACGGCGGCTTGGCTCCTTGTCTGAAGAATCGATGCTGCCAGTTCACCATGTTCTGATCGCTAAATACCGCATTATTGAGCTTTTCTATAAAGCTGAGGGCCTGCATGCTGGCGCGCGGGCTGGGCCGCCACCAGCGAATGATATCGCGTGGCTCAAAATAGATCTCCTGCGTGGAGTGGGTCAGCTTCTGCGAGTAGCCCAGTATTTCGCCGGTGGGCGCGAGCCGGTAGTTCATGGTGATGCAGTCGATCTTGTGAATGGCATAGGGCTGCCCGTTTTTCCATACAATCTCAGCAAAGGACTCACCGAAGATACCGAGGTCGGTGGCGACACTCTCGATGAACTGGAGGAAGTCCCAGTTCTCATCGGTGCGCAAGATGAAATCTTCGAGCAGCTTGCGATTGTTCTTGTCGCCCTGGCCCTCTTTCACCGGGTCAATGGCATAGCCGCCCGAGACAATCCTTCTCGCCGTCGTATCGATACTGGCGCTAATCCACGGAATATTGAGATAGGCATTCCAGAGCGTCTCCTTGCGCTCCATGTCGGTGAGTGTTGCGCCCTGGCCCTGCCTGCGCTGATCTGGCGGCAGTCCCAGCGCTTCATTCTCATCCCAGGCCAGCGAGAGAGCGCGACTGGCCTTGGCGGCCTGGCGCGCTTCGTAGGAGACGGGCGAGAGATCGCGCCGCCTCACTTCCTGGATCGGCTTTTTAGGATTGCGCGCTTTGGTGCGGCGATAGCGTTTACTCATGGCCATTCCTCGTCATCGTAGTAGTCCTCGTTTCCATCCTCGGGATCGGCGGCGAGGACCATGCCGCCGCTTTTGGCGAGTGTGAGCTGCTCGAAGGCCCCGCTATTGGCATCCACCTGGTCGTCATGCACGCCTTTGGTGGGAAAAGCGCAGTGTTCATTGATGAAAGAAAGATTCCAGGCTGCCTGCACCAGCACCAGATTGCCTGCCTCTGCCTGTGAGGAGACCGGTGAGGCCCGTTCCATTTTGTTGCCGGTCGTGCGCACGCCGACAACGGTATAGCCTGCCAGCAGCTTCTTATAGCGGGCAATCACGTTTACCCCGGAGCTGCCTGGCTCCTGCTCGATGTAGATCGGCACCTTGCGGCCATCGAGGGCGGCAGTTGCGCGTACCAGCGCCTCCACGCCCGCCGGGCGCAGCCGGTCGCGCTGCACATCCAGAACGTAAAACATGCCATCGCGCCTGCCCATCTTCACGCCAACGGTGTAGTCGGGATCGTTCTCGCCGGTTTCTTCAGTGGCGGCGAAGTCCCAGTACCGGACGGTCTTCTCCAGGCTGACCGGTGGCACCTCGACAAACTTGAACCATTCACGCTTGAACATGTTGCCCGAGGGCCGGATATTCCAGTCGCCATGCAACAGGCGGCGACGCTCCACAAGTGGTAAGGCTTTCAGCCAGGTGAGGTATTCGGGGTTGGTTTCGAGGAGAATCTTATTGTCGTAGATATTGGCGAAAATGAAGGTGCAGCTTTTAGCATCGGGATGTTTTTCGCCGGGCGGGAGCCAGATCTGCGTGTCATCCTCCATCAGGAAATAGCGAATCTCACCTGAGCGCGCAGGCTGGCCCGTATAGCTGTCATCCACCCAGGGCGCGAAAAACTCCTTCACCCAGGAGTCAGCATCCGGGTTCATCGTCGCCCGGATACGGGGCTTGACGCCACACATAGAGCGATTGCGCGAGAAAAGATAGACAAACTGCGAGCGGGCGAAGTGCGTCAGCTCGTCAAAGCCAATGTAGGCAATCTGGCTGCCCTGCCATTGGAAGCGATCTTGCTCATGCTCCATGTAGCCAAAGCGGATCTTCGTTTGAAACTGCGGCCAGACCCACTCGAAGCGCGTCTGCTTGCTCTTGCCGTCTGCCAGTGGATAGAGTTTGCCTGCCTCGTCCCATAGCCCGCCCTCCTGCATAATCTGCTTGGAGGTACGCCGGAAGATCACCGCACCGAAGCCTGCTACCGGCTTGAGCGCCGCAAAGCGCAGCGGGTCGAGTAAAAGTGCCCAGGACTTGCCTCCGCCAGCAGCGCCACCGTATCCTGCGATGTCGGCAGTGCAGGAGAGGAAACGCATCTGTGGACCCGGCTGCGGGCCGATGCGCACTTCATTCGATTGCAATCGTGCGAGATCCGTTCCCAGGGCCTTGCTCCTCTTCTTCGTTATCCAGGGCGGGCAGGACAAAGACGGCGCGGAAGGAGGCCACCGGCTCGCCATCTTTGCCGGTGAGTTCCTGCCGTTCAGTGGGCGCGCCACGTGCCAGGCGCTCCAGGTCGGTGGAAATTTTCAAAAGCTGGACGGCTGCATAGCTGCCGAATTCCTGCGCTGCCATGAGGCGCTCGATTTGCTGGATGGCCTGCTCGGCGGCCTTTTGTCCAATTCCGGCATGACGCGCATTCATGGCCTCGATCTCGGCTTCCAGTTTGAGACGCCGCTCCTCGGCCCGCTCGCGGTCGTACAGTTTGACGCGCTCCTGCCAGCCGTGCTCTGAGGACCAGGCCTCGTACTGGCGTTTCAAGGAACGAATCTTTGACGGTGTATCACCGTTACGGGCGGCGAGTTTTGCCAGCGAGCGGCCAGGGCCAAGCGCACAATAGTCGGCGAAGGCGGCGGCGGCCCTGGGTGTCTCCTTTGGCATCCGGGATGGTCTCCTTCATGAACGGCAAAAAGGCCGGATGCGCCCAACCCCGGTGGGGCAGGCATCATCCGGCCTTTGCTAGCGCGTGATGGTTGCAATAGGAATAGTTTTTCTCAGGCTTTTAGAAGTTTTACACAGTTTTTCTACATTTCCACATACTGACGAGCTTACATAGCGCTCGTCAGCCAGGATTCGGTCGGCTTGAATCGTTTAATCTCGCCATTGGCAACTTCCCCCCAGAACTCCCCAAATCCTCCATTGCGATTTTTGAGATTTGCCATCCATTCATCCAGCGCCAGAAGCACCTTGGCTGGCAGGTGTCCCAGACGCACGATCTCTCCGGTGGGCTTACGGACCCACACCTCATCTTCCGGCTTCATACGCTATTGTTCCCTACAAAAACGGCGACCCCAGAACTGGAGCCGCCAGAATGCTATCGTGTGCTGCTATGAGCATAGTATACCCTGAAAAGGTCATGCATTCAAGGAAGCATTTCTGAGAAAATATTCATCGGAACACGATAGAATTACAGTTTTGTCATTTTTACCCGAAAATTCGCGCTTGCTTGTTGCAATACAAGCGGTCTTTATGGATAATATTTTCGATATATCAATCCCCAAACGGCTGCATTGTTTGTAAAACAAGAGAGGGTAAAAAATTATGCGCGCGGAGATCTCCACTTAGCTCGAGAGGACCCCCCTATCTCGAGTAAAACAGGCCAGGTGAGCAATCGTTCACCTGGCCTGTTTTCATTGTTTGGCGCAGTAGGCAAGGAAGGCCTGCGCCGCGCGGCGGATAATCGACATAGCGATGGAATAGGAAAGGATGCTGGCATCATGCTGCGAGCGTCCATACTTGCGCGTCAAGAGAAAGCCGGTAGCCTCGCCGGCTGCGACCTTGATCGCCTCTTCAGTGCTGGTGCGCGCACTGGCAACGGCAAAGCGCCAACGTCTCCCGCGTGCATGGAAGTAGAATGGATAGCCGTCGATATACCCAAGCGCCTGCACCGGTGCATCGCCATCAAGGTAAATCACCTGGAGCTTAGCGAACTCGTTGTTCATGTGCCGGTGCCTCAATGGAAGTCGTCGGTGGTGGATATGGCTGCCACTGCTCCAACCAACGAATGTAGCCGCGCAAGCGCAGCAACTCCTGGCTCAACTGTATCTCTCGCGGTGAAACGGGCGGAATCTCGCGCCGGGCGTGTAGACGCCCCGCTACAAAGCCCATCGCCAGTAGCAGCAGGGACAGAAAAATATCTATGGTCCAGAAAAACGTCTCCGGCATTATTTCCTCCCCAGATCAGGCACGCCCAACAAATCATTGAGCGTGCGCCAAAGCACGCGATACTTCTTTCGCTTCTCCGACCCTGGCAATTCAATTGCTTCAAGGGTACCATCGCGAATCCAGCGCCGCATCGTCGTCGGATCGACGCGCAGTTTCCTGGCAACTTCGTCAATGGTCAGCAAATCAGGATAGCCTTCCATCTGCTTATCGCTCCCGTAACGGCTTCAGGACAATAATCAAACGCTTCAGATCATCGAGATAGACATCCATGATGATGCAGCGATAGGTGGTCGGCTTTTTCGTGTCGATGGATTGCATCGTAATCGTCTCACCAATGCGGCGGAGCGCCTGCTCCAAATCTTGAGCAGTGGCATTTCTTTTCAGGATCTGAGAAACATAATTGTTTTGCACCAGCAGTGGACTGGTAGATGTTTGTGTCATGTGTTTTGTTACCCTCTCTTTTTCATTTTTTGGGGGAGATCTGCGTCTTATACTGTAGGAACGCACAGAAAGGTAGACAGCACCGCAAGAGGCCGAAGATAGGTGCTGGCCCACTTGCCGTTGTGATACTCAATGATTCTCCCACCGACCTCACATTCTAGCAGGGCAAGCTCCATCGGCTGCCGGTAGCAGCGATAGGGAAATAGGCGGCTCTCGTGAAACAGTTCAAGGAGCCGTTCCTGGGACGAATAGGAATAGTAGCCGCCCCGGTGCCGACTTTTCGCCTGCTGGGTCTTGAGTTTTCCCAGAATATATTCTTCTTCAGGCTGAAAAACGCTGAAGTAGCGCCCATCGCGCACCTGCACCAGCTTATAGGCAATGGTTTTGGTCTTAGCGCGCCTGGGTGTCCGGTAGTCGGTTGACAACTTGCCCGGTGCTTTTGCCCAGCTCAGGTCACTGGCTTGATAATCTACGAGAATGAGCGTTCGCGTTTCATCATTGAGCTGCTTCCAGTTCACCCGGTTCCAAATGCCATCATCGTTTTTCTGGAAGAAGCGCCAGAACTGTCCTTTGGACGCTTTCCGATCCGTTTTGCGTCCATAGACCCCTTGCGTACCGTGAAAGGCTACCAGGATCGCCACCAGGTCATCATCGGCATGCAGAATGTGGTGAGCGATGTACGGTACCTCAAATGAGCCATACGCTCCCTGGTTGTGGAGCGTGAGGATATAGACGCCTTCAGCGTTCTGCTCCAGCTTCGGCTCGACATCACTTCGCCAGAGGACAGCGCCGGTGATGATCTCACTGCTCTGCACTGCCTGGAATGTGGTCACAGCAGGAAGATGAAGCCTGGTTGTTATTTCAGTTTCGTTCATGGTAAGAGTTCCCTTTCCGCAGCGGCTATCGATTCTTCGAGATAGACCAGCA